TGAATATCCTGAGTTAGCTAAGCTTTTTATTTCCGAAAATAAGAGTAGCGGCATTTTCAACTTACCAAACATGCGCAGTGAAGATGAACAAATTGATTCAATCGCGAGATGGCTTCATTTAAGATACAGAGAAGGTTCTGGGAGTAAAATTGAATTTGATTCACTTTATGAAAAGCATAAAAGAGGAATCTATAAACAGGCACGGTGGATATACAGTACTTTTTCCAACACAGACCTAAAAATAGAAAAGTTACTTTCTTTAATAGAAGCCCAGTGTGGGATACCAGATGCTGGTAATGCATGCAGGACTATTTTAAAAACCATAAAAGAATATAGAGAGGAAAATAAATGAAGAAAAGCTACAAAACTGAATTTCAGATAATGACTAATGGTATTCAGTTCAGAGTAGACTCCAGAAGAGTCTTAGTATCTGTCGGCGATATTCCTGTCCATAACGATCAGAATTGGAATAAAGGAGATAAACTATTTGAGGATCTTGAAACTGCCGAGAAACATAAAAGATACTTAGAGGACACACTGATCCAACAACAAGAAGTCTGGAAGCCAGTTATACAAGACTTAGATTACGGAACTACCAACAAACACACAGAAAGATGAATATTTTTGCAACTGACCCTTGTCCTGTTAAGTCTGTTTTATATTTAGACAATAAAAGACTTGTCAAAATGTGCTTAGAGTCAGCTCAGATGCTTTCCACAGCTATTTGGTACCATGGGGGAACAGATTACCCATACAAGCCCACACACGTTAACCATCCTTGTTCAAAGTGGGTTAGGGAAACTAGATACAATTATTTATGGCTCTTTTTACATTTTGAAGGTCTCTGTCAGGCTTATAAACAAAAATACAACAGGACACATAAATGTTATTCTTATTTTGAAATCTTTTTTAACAATGCAAAATTAATACCAGACGGAAAATTAACAGATTTTGTTAATTGCACTAGGAGTGAATCTCTTGGAGTAGATTTTACCAAAGAAAAAGATGTACACATAGCATACCGAAAATACTTAAAAGCGAAGCAAAAGTTATAATTTATGCATGGCAATATCTAGTAAACACCCAATCTATGCTGCTAAGTTAGCTGATTGGAAACAAATGTTTGATACTTACTCTGGCGAGAGAACTGTTAAAAGCCAGAGAACTTTGTATCTACCTGCTACGACCAGCATGATAAATGATGGTATGACAACAGCAGATTGTGATGGTTCTAAGGCATATAATGCCTATCTAACAAGAGCTGTCTATCATGATTATGTGAAGCAAGCAGTTGAGGCCATGGTTGGAATAATACACAAAAAGCCAGCCAATATAGAGCTTCCAGATAAATTAAAACCGTTACTTGATTCCTGTACTCTACAAGGAGACACTCTTTCTTCTCTTTTAAGGAAGATTACAGAAGCTCAATTGGTTTATGGTAGATATGGAATACTAGTTGAGATACCAGATGGAGAAGGTCCAAACACACTCCCGTATCTAGCTCCGTATTCCGCATTAAACATAATAAATTGGAGTGACAGAAAAGAGTTTGTAGTTTTACAAGAAATCCAAAACAAATTAAAAACAGATATGGATTTCGAATGGGAAGAAAAGGTTATTTATAGAGTTTGTGCGATGTACGAAGGAAAGTATGTTGTTCAAACAGTAACTGAAGATAACGGCAGTTTTGACCCCCTTTCTGCTATTTCACCAGAGATAGCATCTAAGTCTTTTGATGAAATACCATTTGTCTTTATAAACCATAGTGACCTAACCCCAGAACCAGACGACCCACCCCTCCTTGGGCTTAGTAATGCTGCTCTAGCAATTTACAGAGGAGAGGCAGATTATCGTCAGTCTTTATTTCAACAAGCCCAAGAGACTCTTGTTGTTATTGGGTGTAAGAATACTGAGGGTAAGTACAAAGTTGGGGCTAATTCAGTCTTAGAACTCCCTAAGGATGCGGATGCAAAGTATATTGGTGTTAGTGCTGATGGCTTAAGTGAAATGAGAGAATCCATTAAGGCTGACAAATTAATTGCTGGCGAACTTAGTACTAAACTTATAGATCAAGGATCTTCTGATCAGTCAGGAGAAGCTCTCAGAATAAGAATGGCAAGTAAGACTGCTAACCTAACTAGAATTGCTAAGACATCTGCTGAAGGACTTAAACAAGCCTTGTATTATTGTGCAGACATTATAGGTGCAAGTAGAGAACAGATTAAAGTTGAAATCGATACTGATTTTGCAGAACCACCAATGACAGGACAGGAACTTCTGTCTTATGTTTCAGCTGTTAACCAAGGTGCTCCTCTTTCTAAGAGTTCACTACACAATATCATGAAGCAAAGAGATTTAACTCAATTAGATTTTGAAGCCGAAATGGAAGCTATAAACAATGAACTCCAATGATGATTTACTTAAATTTTTACTAATAAGACAAATAGATTTACTTAGATTTAGTAATTCTGTTCAAAAAGATTTACTAAAGATTTTAATTGATAGTGAAGCCCAGTTGAGAGATGAGATTGAGAGACGAGTTGATACTTTAATAGGAAAAGGGATTACTGATTCTTATACTCTTAAAAGACTTAAGGCATTGGATCAAGTCATAAAGGACATTAGATTAAGCAATTATGATGAGATAACTAGATCTTTGAAAGAAACACTACTTGAACTTTCCAAAGATGAATCTCAACACATAAAAGAAGCAATAGCAACTTCTTTGCCAGTTATCTTGGATCTTGTCACACCAGAAGCAGCTAGGTTGAGAGCCATAGTTGAGAGAAATCCTTTTCAGGGTATGGTTCTAAAAGACTTAGTTGGTAAGCTTGCTAAAATAGACATAGATAGGATTACTAGCTCTGTAAAGATCGGTCTTGTTAATGGCAGAACTACTAATGAAATAGTTAGATCTATCTTTTCTGATAAGGGTGTTATCAGTCTCTCGAAGAAAAATCTTTCTACAGTTACCAGGACTGCAATAATGGATATTGCCAATTCTGTTAGAACTACAGTTTATGATGAAAATAAAAAGTATTTTGATAAAGAAGTTTATGTTGCAACACTAGATAGCAGAACTACACCTATCTGTAGAGCTAATGATGGTAAAATTTTTGAAAGAGGTAAAGGTTTAAAACCACCCTCACATTACAACTGCCGATCTATAAGAGTTCCATTACTGACTGATGAACTTATAGGTGAAAGACCAATAAAACCAGTAACTGAAAAACAACTTCTTCGAGAGTTTTCTAAAGCGAATCAATTAGGTACAATAAAAAGCAGGGACAATCTCCCAAAAGGTTTTAAAGGTGAGTTTGATAAATATTCAAGAAGACGAACTAGAGAACTGATTGGTAGAGTTCCAGCCAAAATAACTTATGAAGATTTTTTACGAAGTCAAAGCGTAGAATTTCAGGAAGATGTTCTTGGTAAGAGTAAGGCCAAATTATTTAGAGATGGTGGTTTAAAGTTAGATAAATTTATCGACTCTGAAGGTAAAGAATTAACATTACCAGAACTTTCATCTCGTTATAAGGAAGCATTCAGGAAAGCAGAACTAACAGAGTTTATTTAAAGGATTAGTATGAAGCTTAAATTTCAATATGAGTCAGCCAATGACATACCAGAGCAATACAAAGAATTATACACAGAAAAGGAAGGTAAATTTGTTTTAACCGGAGTTGATCTACCTCCGT